AACTTTTGAACCGGTTTGAGGAGAAAATAAACCAAAGGAGGGCCCTTAGAAATAACGCGGATTTTTAAAGATTCCGCAAGGGCAACGAGTTTAACGTCAAATGACTTCTCACCTTCATTATATCTTCTCCTCACTTCCTCGTAAAGAGCGGCGTAGTCTTTTAAAAAAGCAGACTTCCACTCTGGATTAATTACGAGGGGTTGGAACTCCTCCTCCGAAACACGAAACTCACCATCACTCGCCAAGAATACAACTTCATTCATCCTCTCTACAACAGCATTTCTATATTCCAAGATCCCACGAGAGGGATCCTGGAGTATAGAATCGTCACGAACATCGTCAAACCCAACATCTGGCTCAGCATCAACAATCCCCCGATTATAATCGGAGGATTCCCACTCGTCCAGGTAATCATCATACCCGGGAACATCAGCAATGATCCCCAGAGTATGGAGAGTACCAAAGGTACCAAAGCGGGAACGGGTATCAACATAGTTGGCCCGTATCGATGGAGCGTAAGGATGGTGCAAGACGACATCCGTGATCCGAGGTTTCTCCTCGCCGGGGAAGGCCCGACAGATTTCGACACAGGTGCGATGCACCTGTTCTTTAATGTCGGAAAGATTAACGAACCTTCCGCGGTAAGGAACTGAAGAAACATGGACTGGTTGTAGAGAGGTGAGAACCTTCTTCGTAGCCTGTTTGGCAGCCTGTAGGTCCTCCTTGTCAGCACGAGGAGAACTTTTTTTCTTATACAGGATACCCACAGCGAAAGTCAAAGAACGTTCCATACCAGAGGCGAATAAATTCGCCTTATCTCTCATCATTTTACGAATAAAACGACCACCAGTACTACCTAGTAGTTGACTAGGATGGTCACGACGAGAGAAAGGAGGTAACGGAACTTCCCCACCAAGATAGTGGGCGAAGAAGGCAGCATACTTGTACTTAAGGAACTTCATCCATCCGCATTCGACTGAGCATAGTTGCCAGTGTTGCAGCGTGGAGGTTTTACGGAAATGAGTGGGATCAAAACCATAAATTTCCAAGTAGGCTATGAGGGATTCAAGCTCAAGCGATAGCTTGTCCTTTACTGCAGGAGAACATTCTGCAGGGAGACACTCTACCATTGTGCCAGATTCTATCTCACTGGGCTTACTAGCCTTACCGTCAGGAATCACCACATCACCCTTGCCGGGGCCTAAAAAGAGGCTTAGGGCAGAAAAGGGATTTTTGTGAATGAGACCATCGGGTGAAGAACCAGGATCCCCAGTGTAAGACACCGGATCTGAGATCGGCCGCGATAACTCACCACTTCCAGTTGAACGACTGAAAGTGTTGAC